CAATAGTTCCTTTGCTTGGTTCTCAAGCAAACGAGCCATTCCGTGCTTTGCATTGTCGCTTCCCATTCCTTCCAAGAGTCCGGTCTTCTCCCACTTTGCAAGCAAAGCAGAACCTTCCTTCTGGAGATCACGGTTAACAATACCTTCTGTTAACTTGTTCAAAATAGACATTTTTGTAATCCTCCTTTAATTATCCTTTTTGATACCCGCTAGGGCTTGCATCCTTTCCGCGAAGGAATCAGATGCAGGTGCTCCTTCTTGTTTCCTCGAAGTAAGCAATGTTGAAGAGCGCGTTCGAACTGCTTCGCTAAGTGATTGTGGCTTTCTATTCTCGCGAACAGAAGACCCCACTGCGCTTTGAAGAGTTTCGTATATAACTTTTGCTTCTTCAACTGACCCAGCCTTATCAATAGCTTCGACAATTTTCGTTTTTTGTCGCTCATTCAAGGAGGTGCTATTCAAAGCCTGATTTGTGTAAAGCAATTTTGCATTTTGGGCGTTAACCTCGTTAACAGCGTCCTTCAGTTGCAAAATAATGCTTTTGTATTTCTTGCTCTCTTTTAAGAGAGACTTATAATTTTTTCGGAGCTTTTTAAGAGACTCCTCTAATTCTTTCTTTTCCTCATCGTCGTCGTCATGCAATTCTTTAGCTTCAGCTTCAGCTTCTGCTGCGGCAATTTGAGAAGTGGGGGTTTCTAAGTGGCCGTCTTTCACTGGAGTGATGTCGACTTCCATTTCTTCGAAGATTTCTGCGAGTTCAGCATCGTCGATCTCGAACTCTTCGTCCAGTTGTTCTTCGGAATCTAGTCTCTCAGCAACCTCTTCATGCTCGGACATTTCCTCAGCATCAAGCTGCCCCTCTCTCTGCATTTCTTCCATAAACTCTTGTGTAAGCTCCTCAAGATTGACAGTCATCACTTCATCATCCGGGCCCTGCTCGTGGGTCGCTGCCAATGGCATATCTGAAACAATCTTGTCCGGATCTACTTCGTTTAACTGTTTTTCACTTTCTTCTATATCGAGCATGGAATCAACCGCACCCTTGATCTCTTGAGAGTATTTTTCTAGTATTGCAGTTTCAGCATTCTTGATTGCTGCTTCTTTAAGGGCAGATGCATCTATGATTGCTTGATCTAGCATATTGGACATGTCGACACTCCGTTATAAATTTTTGTCATTTATAAATAGTATGCAAAGTGGTGAAATACCTAAAAAAGTAACCACTAAAAAGGTGGGTGCGAAAAGCGCTATTCTGTCAAGCCGGAGCCGGTGAGAACATACATTTCTTCGGGATGAATTCCTGTCAATTCTGCAAAAAGACAATATGTTCCGACTCCACCATTCGGAGTGATGTATATCTCCTTACACTTAACATTAAAAGTCATCGTTTCATTGTCGCTTGTAAGGGTGAAATAGTGTTTACCAAGAGTGGTCTCGCCAGTATCTTTTCCTGTGAAAGAAACTCTCAAATCAGTACCGCTGAGACTCTTCACAGTCACAGATTTTGCAACATATGGAAACGAAATCTTGTTTTCTGTCCCATCTGCTGTATTTGTCGAACCTGTCAAGAATGGGCGTCCGGAAACTTGATAAGACCCGACGTGACCCAAGCCGGCCTGTCTATAGTTGAACCCCTGTTTCATTGTTGTTGGTATACCTGCCATGTGCTTATCTCCTGTTGTTACCTATATTGGCGTCTTGTTCTCTTTGACGTTCCCGCGCAACTCTTTTCTGACGCTTCTTTTTCTCTCTTTTGACGTCAGACTTTTTTGCAAAATATCGTCTATTGCGGTATTCTTCCAAAATACCCTCTTTTTTGACCTTTTTAATAAATCTGCGGATCAGTCTTTCCGCACTTTCTCGGTCTCTTAATTCAACTTCAACATTTATGGCCATCAGTCACCTCTACTTATTCATTTGTTGCCAAATCTTACTCATGGCGCCAGCACTGACAATGGAAGAGATATCAACACCGGAATCACCCGCCTCTACACCAGCCAGTGGAGAACTTGGGCTAGCGACAGCATTTGGATCACCCCCTCTCGTCATCGCCGTTGTGCCCTCGAAAAGATCCACACCATTATAGGAATTGTCGCCAATTGCTTCCAACATTTTTTGTTTTGTTTCGCGAAGCTTGTGTAATCTCTTGGCTTGCTCTTTTTGAAGTTCATGATCTACTTGTTCTTTTTGTACTTGTTCGGACACTGCCGATTTGGCTTCGACAATCTGTCCAACGTTTAAGCCTTTAACGACTTCAGAAATAATAGTTGAAAGTACCCCTTCTTCTATAATCGCTTCCTTTATGCACTCTTTAAACAATTTTTTGAATTCTGCTCTTTTCATTTTATCTCTTAATTATCTAGTATGTCGTTCATCAGCCGATTAATTTTGTCAGTTTTAGTAAATATATTTGATTCTTGGTTTTTCGCCTCTTGGAGCATGAATGCGCCAGGAGTTGAAGGCTCTGAAACAAAATCAAAACAAATTAGCTGAAAGTCTTCATTTACTTCAGAAACTCCGTTGTTTTCAGTGACCGTTCCTAGGCCGCGAGACGAGATACCTATTTTTACGCCGCTCTCGACCAAAGAACGCAAAATTTGGCCTGATGGGGTGCCCAAAACTTTGGCTTTGCCCATCACATCGTCACCATCCCACCAAAGCTCTGTAATCATATGAGAAGCGTTGCAGAGATTAACGACAGAATCTTCTGGATGATCCAATTCACCCAAAGCGCGTTTATCTTCGACGATACTCTTATAATTTTTTACTTCTCTCTCCAATATCGGCCGACTGTAAACTCTGCCATTACCATTTTTGAGGCCACACGTTTGCATTCTGCCAGAAAGCATCATGCCACCTTCTGCAACAAATTTCTTTTCAGCCTCTGTTAGCAGATCTTGGCAGGAGCCGCCATCACAAAGTTCATAATATTCTCTAAGAAGCATTTTCTTTGCCATTTTTTTTCCTCTCATAAACGGGCGCAACCCGTGCGAGTTACGAGCCTTTGCAACAGTGACGGACTGGTTGTAACATCCACTTTGCTGTCATGATTAACTCCTCTCCAATTTTATCCCATTATCGCCAAAAACCATATTTAAAATATACGAAGTGCCAGAAGACAACCACCCTAATATGAATAAATTAGCAATATTGTACGCAAATGTAAATAGTTCTGTGAACCCATTTATGCCAAACAAAAACGTGCCAACCCAAAAGCCCATGCACATAGGGCAGCGGAAAAACTCACCGAGTTTTCCCCGGGTTGGTCTTATACCCTTAAATATTGTGCCATATATTAATATTTGTGTTAAACCATATGCGGAAAGAATAAAATATATTAGGTCCATCTAATACCTGTATATACCAGCTAGGCCATAATGATATCCCGGGAAGGCGCCTCGAATTGAGCCCTTTGTTTCTTCGTGGGGTACTTCACCCAGTTCGGTTGATTGGTCGTCATCCGGATGTAAAAGTCTGTCATCTTCCAATTCGTCAGCTTGTTTAATCGCCAACATATAATCTTTTTCACCATCAATAAACTTGTCAGTTATGTATATCACTACCTCCAGAGGTTCCTCATTGGGACTTTCTGCTGGATACTGTGCCTCCAGAGAGCCATAAACGTTGCCACTTCGAATTGTACCCGGAATTGTGACGCCGCTTTTTTCCAAGAAATTGAAATATCTGTCCTGAGTGCTGTAAACTATATCGGTAAGATTCTTCTTGACAAAAGTTATTATTTTGTTCTGCTTTGGCATAACCACAATATCCATATCTTCATGATCGCTGATCATTATATTGCCTTCCAATGTTTTCTTCATATCCAAAGAAACATCAGCTAACAAATTTTTACCTATTGAGATATTAATTGTCATTATTTCTGCAATTCCTCAACTAATTCTTGGATTTTTAGCACTTTCGACAACATTTTCGAATCGATTTGAATATCTTTAAAATTTTCAACCATTTCGAGTATATTTTTAGCTCTCTTACTCATATCACCCTCAAGGTGTTTGCCGCCCTTGATTAAAGAAGCCAGATTTGACTTAACTTTGCCTAACTCTTCGTTCAAATAGACTTTAAATTCTATATCACCATCCCCAAAAGAAGAAACATACTTGCTCAACAGTTTTTGCTGTTTCTCAGATAAACTGCCGTATGTTGAATTGAACTTTTCCACAAAAGATCTGTATACAACATTGTCAATTGACTTCATGTTTTTACTCTGATCTTTGGTGCTAGAGGGGGTAACTAAACCATCAATTATTTTTTGCTCTAAAATGATGCGCTGCTTAACGGGCTGCTCCTCGCCATCAAATAATTGAGATATCGTTGCAAGATTCTTGTAATTGGGTACAAAATTTGAAAATACATTTTTTGAAAGCTTTTTATTAATTC